CACCCGATAAAAGATATGTCATACCTGTCCAAAATGGTACTTCCCTACCACCACCATCAGGATATGGCACATAAACATCCACCTTAGCGGCTTCTAAAAATTCTTGTGATATTGAAACTTTAAAAATATCTGTATTCATTTTATTTAACTACAACTACAATCTTTATGTTTTGAAACTATTAATGCACCTGTAACTGTTGTGGTTGCAACAACTTCCCAACATCCAATATTTGATGCTCCGTTTAATCTAACAAAATCACCAATCTGTGCACCTGTATTGTTAGTGTCAACTGCATACATCGGTGTATCGTCACTACATCTTTTAACCAAAAATTTATTTGGGGTTCCAACAGGTGTTGGGGTAGGTGTTGGGTTTGTTATTATTGGTGGGGCTGGTGGATTTACATACTCATACCATTTCATCGGATTAGACTTTGTTCCAACCCTTTCTTCAGTAACAAAAGGATTTGTCAATGTAATTTCATATGTATAATCATCATAATTTAAATCAACTTGACAATAAAAATAATCTTCATTATTAAATCTAAATTTGTCTGATAATATACCTTGACCTTGTGTCATCATTCTTTTAAACTGACCAATTCTCGCATCATAGAATTTAGCACTCATGTATAATGTTTTAAGGTCAACAAATTCTGTATCTTTTAACCAATAAATAAAATAACCCTCTTTGTCACCAACAAAGTCTAAATTAAACACAGGTTTCTTTATATTAACAGTACTAACACCATATTGAACGGGCATAAATTGACCTTGGTGTGTTGGTATTATTATCGTTAAATATATTTGTTGATTACTTGAACTTTTAGTATCGTAAAAATCTAATTTGAAAAAAGATGATTTGAAAACATTTCTTTGATATAAGACATCAACTGTACTTATTCCGTTAGCTCTGTAATCAGTAACCCAATTATTATTTGTTGTTTCACCAGTGATGTTAGAGTCTGTGGTTGCACTATAAAAATAAAATTCATAGTTTGTTGATGTTTCTTGTTGGTTTGAGTGTATCGCTCCTGACCTGAATGGTCTATGTGAATACCTTGTTGTTTCAAAGTCATCAATCGGATTAATTACTTGTCTTATAACATCACTCTCAAACAAATCAATACTGTCATTCACACCATTTAAATCCCAAGCAATACTAATTGGAACTTCAATAGCTTTTGTTTGTTGTTGTCCTAATCTGAATCTATATTTATTCACAATTATCTATTATTGGTTCTAATACGACAGGTGTCGTCACATTTATATTTCTAAATGGTGTTGTTAACATAAACATAAATTCTGAAAACGGATAATGCGAACCATTTAAGAATGGATAATCAGTACCATTACCGTCGGATTCTATTTCACCAGGCGGTAAAATTCTTCTCCATTTCCAAACGCCTTCTGAACTAGAAAAATAAGCCCACTTAGGTCTGTTTACGGGTTCAGTACTAAATTCTACGCTTATATCACTTGAGTATTTTCTTAATGAAATTTCATAAAATGGTTTGTAAAAATATCCTTCGGGTATCGATGTTGTTTGTGATTCTATTTGATACAAAGTATCATTAAATGTTAATTTGTGATTACAATCAGATATTACATATTCTAATTGTTCACTTTCATTATATTCACAAAAATCACCAACAAGTGTATCACCAGTGTTTAAAGGTGAATTATAATAAAATTGATAAGTACCTGATTGTGTTCTTCTTGAATAATTGGTAGTTGGTATATTTTCAAAACTATTAAGGTTGTTTGTACTCCACCAACTATCAATATTGTTTTCTTGGAAATTAAAATTCCAACCATATTGTATTGATGTATTTGTAATCGGATTTGGTTTATTAAACCATCCTGAGTAACCTTTATTAACAATTGTTAAAAATACACTAGTAACAGGTTTATTAAAATTTGTTACAAGGTCAGTTACTTCCAAGTCTTTAACAACAGTAAAACTATAACTTTGTGTTCCGTTTAACGTTGATACTCTTTGTGCTAAATTTGGTGTAAGTGCCGAATATTCAACCTTTTCAGTTTTACTAAATGGAACATTTTCAAATCCCATTTTACTAATTATTATACCCTTATCATTAGTCAATAATTTATGTAATCTAACATAATATGTTGATTTTGTTTCGGCAGAATTATTTATATCAGCAATTCTTTTAAAAGTCCCTGAAATACCATCATTAAATGTATTTCCAGTAAATCCGTAATTAATTATTGAAAAACTTGTATCTTCATTATCATATCCCGCTTCACCCAAAGACTCTACTTGAAACAGTTTGTTTCCGTCATAATTTATTGATAACTCAACATACTGTGCAGGTGTTAGATTATGTTTTCCACCGCATCTAAATGTTATGTAATTAACACCATTCGCAACAGTGTTTATAATTGTAAAAGGTATTCCATCGCCAGCACTGAAATTCACCGCATTACCATTGAGTTGTGTATCAACATAACTCATAGTTTGAGCGGTGTCTGAAGAATAAACATAACTTAAATAAGGAGTCCAATTGTATGTCGATGCACTTTGTGGTTCATATCTAAATTGTGGATTGTCAAAATCATATCTAATAAAATTAAATTCATGATATTGTGGAAAACCATCCCATTTAATACCAAATGTATCTACAACTCTTTCACCATTATTATTAAACAGGGTATCATTATTTGTTAATACCTCAATTGGGTTGGTCAAATACATATAGTTTTTAAAGTTTTCATAATTTGTAGTCCCTTCTAAACTATTGTTAAATATTAAAGATAATTTACCACCCAATCTAAATCTATTTGACTCATTTCTTTCTGTGACAGATAGTTCAAGTGAATTGACATTTCTACTTCTATCAGATTCAATAAGTTCTTTTCTATCCGCACTTAATTCAATAGGTATCGATAATAATCTATCTGTTGATAGTTTATACTCAGACTTTGGTTGAACAATCAATATGTCATTATTAATCTTACTCATTATATTTCAATTGCATAATCTTTAATAAATTTATCTAAAGCTGTTTTACCTATCTTTAAACCAAAGTAAAAATGGAATGGAGCGCCAACCAAGAACTTATCGTTATTGTTAAAATACGTAAATGTTGGGTCATATGTAAAACCTGTTATTTGACCCGTTGATGATGTTAAAGCAGATGACGAATAAATATATCCAGGTCTTTGAACACTTGGTTTTGTTCTATTACTTTGGAAGTATGTATCATTCCTCAATCTATCAATACCTTGATATTCATAACTTGTAAAAAGTTGTGGCGTGTTTTCACCAGTATACCAATCATTATTTTCGGAACCAAAAATATTAGATGTTGTATTAGGTGATGTAGGCACATCAATTTTCCATTTATACATTGGAACGACTTGTGACTTTCTACCAAACTGATTAAATCCAAATTTTTTAGGTGTGTCAATAAATACCTCTCGACCTGGTGTTACATAATCTCTATCTTCAGTATCACCAGTATAAAATATACCAATTACAGGATTTTTAGATTGATTAAAATAAAGACTTTTGTTTTGATATGATTCAGGTGAAAATGGTACAACACCAAATTCAGAATTTATACTTGATAACTGAGCAAAGTCACCATCTATTTTATCACTTCTTCTTGAGAAGAATTGTCCAACTGAAAGATTCCCAGCAAAAATAATAGCGTTTAAGAAATTTTTATTTGATAATCTACTAACAACAAATAGCTGTAATAAGTCGCCTAACGAATTAAATGTGGTAGGTAACAATCTACCTGCAAAATACCCTTGAAATTCGGGTTGTGCACAAATGTTTTTTATTATATTATCTTTAGGACCTAAATCCATAATGGTTGTTGGGTTACCTAAGAAATTTTTATTCCCTCTTTCTCTTTCGTCTGACCCCGCAGGCATTCCATAGAATCCGTCACTAAATGGTGATGAACGATAAAAGAAACTATTATTTTCAATTCTAAAAACAATTTTATCCCTACAATATACGTAATCAGGATTTTTTACTTGTAGGTTTGGATATATTTTATCATTTTGGAAACCTGGCATATATAATCCACCATTAATCCACTGATTGGTAAATGTCATACCAAATACGTTCCTACAGATTGCTAAACCAATTAAGAATCTAGTTTTCCATTCACCTAAGTTATTTAAATCAGCTTTAAATGTTAAATCCTCAACACAGAATTGATAACAACCACCAACAACACGTTTGTTTTCTTTTTTATCTGTAATCCAATAAACTTCGTCACTTTCAGGTTTTAAAGTCATTGTATTATTATTACCTTGGTCATAAGCTCCAATAGGTACCATTTTATCACAACTAAAACTACTTAAAACACTTGTTGTTCCACTACCATACGCTTCTTCAAAATCTACGTTTTGTCCTGTTGAAAAGTCACTGCCAGTACTTACACCCGCCAATACTTGATTAGCATATCCAGTTTCATTAACACCATAAAACGCAAAAGTTTTGTTTTGTGCTAATACAAAATTGTTATCAAATCCATCAGACCTAGGTAATCTATCTGACCTCATAACAAGTTTGTTACTATTATTTAAATTCAATGTTGTTGCTGTATACTCATATACGCTTCTATCGTATAGATAATAACCAATATCTGTATTTTTACCCCATTCTAAAACAGATTCTTTGTATGGTGTGTTTCGTATCATTTGAGAACCGCCCATAACATATTCATTATTATAATAACCATCAGGTGAATTTGTTCTAAAAGAATTATTACCATCAATAGTTAAATTATTATATGAACTATAAAGATTATGATTATTAGTTGTAAACGCGGAATATCGCCAAAGTTTTTCACTAACAGTTTGAGTTGATGCGGTAAAAAATGATGATTGATAAAATATTTGTGTATTTTGATTTGTTGTATATTGTGAGTAATTATCTAAAGTTAAACCTGTTTGTATTGGCACATTTAATTTAAACTTACCTTCACATCTAAGTGTATTTTCTTGTAAACCAAAAATTTTAGAAATGTCAATTCTGGTATTTTGTCTTGGTGAATATGGGTCAACGCCTTTCATTAATATTGTGACAACCATATTATTTCTCATATCGTCAGGTAGTCTGTAAATTGGATTGTCGTTAAATTCGTATTTGGTATTATCACCATCACTATTTTTAAAACCAGCAAATACCGATACTTTACCATTTAAAACTCTACTCCAAAAACTATTAGAATATATTGTTGAGTCTTGTTTACTCACATTATTATTCATTATTGTTGTCAACTCAGGAAAGGTGTATCCTGTTATGACTTGATAATATTCAATGTCAGCAGGAAAATTATATGGTATTGTAGTACCAGTATATAAATTTTGATTAATACTGAATGTTTTCGTTGTTGGGATACCGTTTGGTTGTACATACGTCATACTAATTACATTATCACCCTTTGGTAATGTATTACCTGTCACATTATTAGTACCTATAAAGTTTTTTGTCTGAGTTGATGCAGAAATGTTCGGGTCCTTACTTTTTTGTACGGATGAAAAGGATAACATAGTCCCTGCAGAATAATTAGATAAGAATCCAGGGTCACTTAAAAATACTAAAGGTTGGTCTTCATAAAATTGATATCCACCACCTGTTGTTGTGTTTCCAGTATAATTTGGAAAAACTTTTATCCTATTACTACCACCCGCAGCGGTATTATTAAAATAATGGGCCTTTGTATTATAAAGATTAATTCTTTCAGGTATTGGTAAAGTTGGATTAATTCCTCCATACCCTGTCCAAAATTTATTATCACCATTGTTATATCTTGGTGTTCTAGCACCACTAGACGTTTTATCATCATCTACATCATCCCTTCCTGCAACAATTTGACCGAATCCTGATTGTACAATACCTTCGTTTGGTCCAGGATTTGAACCAAACGGTTGATAAACTTGGGGTGTGTTAATATCCGCCAAATAACTTATATTAAATTCACCTGTTACAGATTCACCCTCAGATATTGTAGATTCACCACAATCACAAGCCGAACAATCAGGGTATGTTAACATCGGTAACTTTAACGGTGGTAAATCTTTGGACGTTATTTGTTTAAAAAACGCAATTGTTAGTCCACCAAAAATTCCCCACTGAAGTACCTCACCTAATTCTCGATATACAAATGCTGGTTGTGGTGGCCAAGCAGCCAATGCAAGAGCAACTACACTACTTCCAACTCTGTAGATACAATATCCAATAAAAAAAGCAGCAATTAATACCGCAAATTTATTCCAAAGAAATTTTACTAGTGAATATACAGGGATTAATACAGTAAGTAGGATTGATATTATATTAAATAGAATCGCCAAAATAAAATACAATAAATCAAAATTTCTAACTCCGTCATTAACAGGAAATTTATTTACTTCTGTTTGACAAGACCTTTGTAATATTTCTTTAATACCTAAGAATCTTCCTCTATTTGTACCTTTTCTGTATTCGTCAATTAATTGTGAAACCGTATATACCTTATTGTATGTTAACTCATAAAATGTATCAAAACAATTTATAGCATCTTCATATGAAACATAATCGTCCCAATCTAAACTAAATGAATATGACCTTTGAAATAAAGAATAATCATAATCAAATTTTCTTAGTGTTATTTTTGCCCTTACAGGTTGTTCAACGTCTACACCGTTTATATTTACAATCTCGGTCTTTTTAATTGCTGTAATTTTTATAGTGCCTCCGTTTGGTGTATCAATCCATTTAGTATTGTCAATAACATCATTAATTTGAATTCTTACACCTGTCGCTCCTGACATATTTTGGATTCTATATGATGCGTTATTACCAGCAATAAAAGATAACTCTTGTTCTATTTCACTGTTAGTAAACTCTAAAGTAATTAATTCGTTTTTATATAAATTTTCTTTAGTCGCTGGGTCAACAAGTGGTGAGCCAGCACCTCCAGTCCAACCGTATTCTTTTATATTGGGTACAAGAAAATTACCTCTTAATACACTTCCTTTTGGTGAAAATGCGTCTAAGTTAATAAAATTATTATTAATAATTGGAGATGTTGGTCTTAATGTTGCAATGTCTTTTTCTGCACTATCATATTTTACTTTGAATCTGTATTTGGCTTTAGATGGTATACCGACTCTTGGGTCTTGTGACACAACAAAATTACCATACTCATCAGTTGTTAGATATTCTAAGTTCATTGGAACATCAACAACAAAGGCTCCGTTTTCATCAATAACTTTACCACCTGATGGTAATGAATATTGTTCCAAAATCGGCCTACCCTCAGTGTCTAAATTAATTGTTTGTCTAATGGCTAATAAGGTACCTGGACCTGTTACTAATCCACATAAATCACCTTGTTCTGTTTTTGGTTTACAATTATTTTTTAAATAATCTTCATCACTTGATGAAAATATTGAACCCATAAAAAGAGCGGTAGGTTCGATATTAATATTTAAATCCCTTAAATCAAAATCAACTCTTGTTACACCTATTTGACATTCAACAGCTTCACCCCAAAAAGAAGAAACGTTTACATTTCTTGTAAAATTAACAATCTGTGGTAAAGACGCTAAATCGGTAGAACTTCTAAAATTATTCCCATCAAATTGTTCTCTTGTTGCCCTACCCATTCTAATCAAATCTGATGGACGTAAAGAAAAACAACCCATGTCTGATAAATCAACATCTACAATAATTTGTTGGTCTCCTATTGGTACACCAACTATCATATAGTCACCAGATTCGTTTGTCTTTACAGTGTACTTATAATATTTTTCATATATTTCTAAAACTTCTTTTCTATTAAGTACATCTTCTCTACTTGGGAATGTTCCTGTTGGTACGTGCCCTTCATATGATGGTTCGTAAGGTAACAAATTATATCTATATCCATCTTCATTTTTGTCTGAAATAGATGTGTAAGGATATAGTGAACTAATAACAGGATTGTTTATGTCTTCGGTTTGTATTGGAACAAATATAGATACTTTGGCATTTGGAATACCGAATCCACCGTTTGCAACTACACGACCTGCAATAACGCCATAGTCGGCACAAAATCGTCTATAAACGTCGCTTTGAGTTAATTTTAATGAAAGAATTTCCAAGAAATCAAAATCTTGGTCAATATTAACTCTAAGTTCTTGGTCTTCAGCTTGTGAATCTACTTTTGTTCTTAATCTATATGATTTTGTCATACTTACTTTTTGATAAATAGTTTGTTGTCTATTTTCAATAGTAGTTTAAGAAAGAACCTTGTGAATATTATTGTTTTACTCTAACACCAATATCGGTGTTATCATATCTTATTTGATAAAATTCTGTTGGTTGTGCAAATATAGTGTCGTCAATTAATCTTATTTCTTTAGTTGCAACATCTTGATACGCCTGTGCGGTTTGTGAACTTGAGTATTTTCCCCCCACCATATTAAACACTTTAATATCTGATACTGATACAACACCTCTAAGTTCTTGTACTATTTTTCTTATTTCAGATACTATCACATTTTGTCCAAGTTCTCTTCCTAACGGTGTCATATAAGATGCTATGGTGTCAATTATATCCGCAATAATCGCATTTTGATTTGTTGATTTTTCTAATGTGACAGAAACATCAAACCTTAGGTCAATAACTTTTGCGGTTTGTACTGTTAAACTATCGTTGGTCATTCTAAAATCGTTCAAATAAGTTCTAATGTTTTCTTTTAATACTTCAGGTACAAGTTGTGTCATTTTACCGTTAGTATCCTGACTTAAAAGTGCTATATAAATTTGGTTGTTTAATTCTAACACACCAACCTTAGCAGGTACACCATATATACCAGGCATTTTATTTATCAATGCGTAGTAGTCACCAATCGTAACCGCTCTGTTTTGTGAACTAAAATTAAATGTAACTAAATTTCTTACTTCCTCTATTGATGGAGGGTTAGAACCTCCAACTGCTGCAGTAACGTTTGTTACCTGAACGGAACTCACTACTCTAGCTTGTTCAGCTGCGTTTGTCTGTCCGTTAAACACCATATCTAAATTACCTATTGTGTTAATAACATTTACACCCACATTACTTTCTAATCCACCACCAACTCTATACTGAACAAATAAAGTTGTGTTTGGTGTTGGTATTAAACCAAGATTAATATTATTTTGATAATCGTTAATTCTTGGAACTACACCTGTTTGGACAAACTGAGCCAATTGTTGGTCTGCGGTTGTATTTGCACCTCCAAAAGTTATTTTCATGAAGTTTTCAGGTGTAAACTCTGTAATGTATCTATTATTAGTATCCACAAATATACCAGGTGTGATACCTTGACTTGCGGTTTTACCAGCGTATGGTATAAAAACTCTTGATTCAGCCAAAGCTGGAACTTCATACCATTTTCCATCAGGTGATATAAAATCAGAATATGGTGGAACGTTTTGATAATTAATACCGTCTTTTTGAATTATTGATGTAACATTTAATACGTTTCTTTCAGGTAAAAATAATTGTAGGAATGGTACTGCGTCTGCCTGTGTAACAACTTTTTTAAATACTTTAGTGATACCATTAACTAAAATTTCTCTTTTTGTAATGTTATAACTTATAACTCTATTATTAGTATCTAATACAGGAATTACTTTTTGATTGGGTTGTCCTGATGAGCTATACTGACTTGAAAAAACAATATCAGTTAAATTTTCAAAGTTTTGTCCCGCACCAACAAATTGTGACCCAGCTTTAATGGTACCCATGTAATTCACGTTTGGTCTGTCACCTGAAACGGGAACATTAATTGTAATATCACAAACCGCAACTGAAGGTCTATTACCAGGTATTTTTAATCCATATGTTCTTGCAATATTATACAAAGAACTTCTTTGTTGTGCAAATTCTAAAACTGTTTCTTGAATACTTCTATCAATGTGATAGTGAAGGTTATCTGTAACCGCAGCGTTTAAATCCAAAAAAACTGAGAATATGGATGCGTCATTAAAATTTTGTACAATATCAGGATAATATTTCCTTGTATAATCAATAAGTTCTTGTCTTATTGCCGCAAAATCTCTTACGGTATATGATATTCTTCTTTGTGCCATGTTATATATTAATAATTATAAAGTCTCTTGTTTGAAACGTATTGTCAGTTATTGTGTATTCAATTCTTATTTTAGCTGTGTATTCTGTTGTTCCTCTACCCGCAACCCTATAAACACCGTTTCCTAAATTTTCATAATTAACACTACCCAATGAACCATATTCTTTTTCATATTCATCATATGGTAAAACAATAATATCATTTATTGTTAGATTAGGTATAAATTCAGAAACCGTATCTCTAATATCATCTTTAACCGCTTCAAAAGTAATTCCATCAAACGGCTCAAAAATAAATTCATAAAGTCTTGAACCGAAATTTGGTAAATAATAACGACTTCCTTTTCTAGTCAAAAGTAAATGAATTAAACTACTTCTAATCTCTTGGTCAGGATTTTGAGAAAGTGATACGTAGTCACCAACCAAAGAATCCACAAAAGGAAAATTTACACCATATGTTACACCATTAGCCATTTTCAATAAATATAGTTGTGTTTCCTTTTTTGTGACGAGGAAAGTAAGGACAATTTTTACATCCGTTACCACAACAACTTCCTCGTTTTAAATGAAACTCTTTTGTGAAGACATATTTTCCATCTTCAATATAAAAATCAGAAGGGGAAAGTTTAGAACCTCCCCCTTCATCATTATGTTGTGATATGTTTTTTTTACTTGATTTCACAAGCTCCACCTGCACAAGCCAATTCACCACTCAAGTCTGTTTCGTCTGTTAACTCAACAACTTTTGTTAAATCGATATTTGTTAAAGATTTAAACATTCTTTCAAATGTTTCTTTATCACAATCTTCGAAAGGTGCTT